GCTGTAAATGCTGCCTGTTGCTGGGGGGGGAATCGTTGGACTCGTCAACGGATATTGCTGACGAATATCTCCTGTTGATGTAGGAATTATTGTTGGTTGAGCAAGTATATTTGGGTCAGCCTGAGCCTGATTAATACCCTGTGCGGTTCGAGCATCATTCCATCTTTGCCAGCGTTCTGCTCGCTCTCTTCTTTCTTGTTCCTGTCTTTGAATGGCAGACTGAAAAGGATTAACCATCTAAACCCCCTGAGGCGTAACCATTTGCGCCTGCTGGAATATCTGGCTGGGAGTCTGGTAGTTCTGTGCGGCCTGTTGTCCCTGATAGAAGCCAAGTTGCTCGTCAGTTAAATCTGTAAGGTCTGCCATCGTGGGATTTGTTGGAACAGTGGGAGCATTCTGAGGGACATTCAGCCCGAACAGCGATGCAGGGAGATTCCCTTCAGGGCTGTCTGCCATGTTCTGCAGGAACCCGCTCTGTCCAGCGAACCCTACGGCTGCAGGATTGCCTATGAAATTCAGGTAGTTCGCCATGTTCTGTGGGGCAGCACCAGCCTGTACCTCTGTAAGTCTCTGTTCAGGGCTGAGTCCACCTCTGGCAAGCGAGTTCTGGAGAGCCATTGCCTCATTTGCGGTAAAACCAAACGGATTGCCCGGAGCCTGTGCAAGTGCAAGTTGTTGTTCTGGAGTAAGTCCACCACGAAGAATCGTGCTGATGTCACCCATTCCCTGACCAAGTTGTGCTGCTTGGAACGGCCCTTGAGCAGCCTGAGCCTGTTGAACTCCAAGCATGTCCTGATATCTGGCCTCAGGTGCTGTACTCAGCGCGCCAAATTGAGTTGCTCCTGCCTGCGCTGCAACATCTTGCATACCTGTAAATTGTGCATTAGATAAACCGTAGGGGTTATATTGCGCTCCAAGAATGGATTGGGCATCTGTCAGTCTTTGCGCCCTCTCTGTCGGATCAACACCTGCCCCAACATATCCAAACGGGCCTGCTGCTTCTGCCTGAAGTGCCGCTGCTCCTGTGATCGCACCTGCCTGAGTAGTTGCTGCAGTAGTAGTAGCACCTGCCTGCAACCCTGCAATAATTTCCTGCTTGTCCAGTGCAGTAATTTCGGTACTTGCCTGTAATTCGGCAATAGCTACATTTGTAGCCTGTCTGGTATTTTCCTGAATCGTTGCAATGGCTTCTTCTTTTTCAAGTTCGCTCATGCCTTGGTTAGCCTGAAGTGCAGCAGTAGCCGCTTGAGCGGTTATCTGCATTTCCTGCTGAATTGTTGCTATTGCTTTATGTCTCTCCAGTTCACCAATAATGGTGGTTTCTCTAAGAGTCTGAATTGCAAGCTGTGCTTCCTTTTGAGCGTTAGCATGAATCAGGCCAATTTCTTTCGCTTTCACCAACTCATCTACAGCCGCGCTGTCCTGAAGAGCCTGAATTGCAAGCTGTGTTTCTTTTTGTGCCGCAATCTGATCAGCGGCAATAGTAACTTGTGCTGCAGTTCCAGCAAGTGTTGCCTCAAGCTGCTGTGCGCCAACTCCGAGGGTGGTCAACTGATCGAGAAGGGCTAATTGTTCCCTTTCCTCAGATTGACGTTGGGCTATTTGGCGATTTGCCTCGTCAGTGTTACCTGCCTGTTCTCTTTGGATTACAGCAATATCTTTGTTTGTCTGAGCAGTAATCTTGTCCCGTTCTATCTGAACAGTAAAATTCAGCTGTGCTTGCTCTAAGTCTTTTTGCTGCTGATCTAGCTGAAGCTGTAAATTCTGCTCGTCCTGTAGTTTCTGCTGCTCAAACCTTAACTGTGTTTTTTCTGCTTCTCCTGTCAACGCAGTTTGCGTCGCCGCAGCTTGCTCCACCTGTAGCGCTCGGAGATTTGCAAGTTGCTCCATCTCCTTGGCGTGTTGCAGCCCGAGTTGCTCCATCTCAATATCAAATTGCAACTCGCCTGTCACTGCACGATCTGTAAGTTCCTTCATCTGAACTTCAAATCGTCGTAAACCTTCAGCCTCGTTTAAGTTATATCGACGTAAACCTTCTTCCGCTGCTGCTTCTATCTGTGCGTTCTGTATGTTGTACTCATTGGTACGCTGAGACTCCTGAAGACCAAGCTGCTTCATGACTACACGATGCTGCTCAGTTCCCTGCATTAACTGCGCGTTAACCCTGAGAGTCTCCAAGTTCTGCTGCGTTACAAACCTAGTCTGTTCGACAGCAGCTTGTGCATTTGCAATATCTACATCGCCATCACGGCGTAGTTTTGCTATTGCCGTTTCATCTTTACCCTGTTGCGTGGCAACGGCGAGGTCGCTCGCAATTCGATCCGCGACCATAGCCTTATCGGCTTCAGCCTTTATGACCGCTACCTGTTGGGTTGAAATAAATCCATTCTGCTGATATGCAAAATTAATAGCCGCAAGCAGGGCAGGATTTATACTTCCCTGAAGTGGGCCTTCTGTAATTAACTCTTTACCTTTGTACTCTCTTGCAACTTCGTCCCAAGTTCTCAGTTCCCCCAGTACCTGAGAGGCTCCCAGTTCATTGACGGTCATAACCCCTGATACATCAGTGGTTTCTTCATATTCGTGGGCTACACGTAAGGCCGCGTTAATCTCAGCCTTAAGATCAGGGTCTTTATCCCATATTTTAATCAGCTTCTGTCGCTCTATTCTCCTTGCATTCTGAAGTTCAATCATGAAAGCTGAAGAACCGATGCCTGCCGGGACTTCCGGGACTTCCGGGCTAGGTGTGGTAGGCCCATAGCCTCCAGCAACATCAAATAAAGTAGAGGCATCAAAGCCACCATCCATGCCCTCAGCAAATACATTCGCGAAAATAGGGTCATTTGTACCTACTACGCCAGCAGGGCCAAGTCCATAATCCCTCCAAGTCTCGCCCTTCTGGATGATGCTTGGGATTTTGAATCCTCCCCCCAGCACGGCTGGCCCACCCATAGGAATAGTTAGTCCCGAAGGCGACCTTGTCCTGTCCAATGCTTGAGTTAAATCCTGCCCAATAGGTATTGCAGTTTCCTTTGTAGGAAACTTTGTCTTTACATCAGTCCAACTAAGTCCTTCCACTTCAGCGGCAATCTGATAAGCAACACCATCTTGGGTATCAGAAAGAATAGTTATCTGACTGTGTGCACGATCATGTGGAGACAGCCCCGGAAAGAGGTCTCGGTATTCTTCTGGAATTTGAACTGTATATGTAGCCATTACATTCTCCCGAACGGGTTCATCGGGCGACGCTGTTGCTTCTGCTTGCCGCCCGGAGGGTCGATCTCTGCATCCTGAATATGCTCCGGGATGGTCACAAGGTATCGCTTCACTATTTCGTCAAATTGTCTGACAGCCTGCGTTATGACATCGGTCGGCTTGTTCTTGGATGCCATTATCTCATCAGTCCTGCAGGTAGTTGCGAGGTCGGTACTCGCCTGCTGCCGTCACGGGCGGGGCTACTTATCTGCCTTGCCGTCAAATCTGCCTCGCCTATCGAACCGGGCATTACTGGTCTCGTGGTGGTAGGTGCGCCAGTCCCCGGAGTCTGGGGTCTGGTTCCTGCCTGATTGCCCTGCTGGAAGTTACCTGCGTTCGGAAGTTGCGTCGCGCCCTGCGTGTTAAGGATATTAGCTGCGATATTCTCTGCTTCGCTTGTAGATGCACCTGCTGCCTCGACTATATTCTGGAGAAGCGGCACTCTGGCTGCTGCCATGCCTTCGAGGAGTCCCTGAATCTGTTCTGACTGCAGGAACTTCTCGGCTAGTAGCTTTGCCTGAACCTCGTGTGCGTTCGACACCCCGGCTTCGCGGAGGGCAGTGTCGTGGTCTACGAACCCTTCCCGCCATTTTGTTGACCAGAGGTTGAGGGTTCTTTCCCTTTCCTCAGGAGCAGTCGGATTAAGTTGAACGAAGTTAACGACGTGTCCCTTAATATCCTTCGGTGATATCGTGGCGTCAATAGAGCCAGATTCTGTTTGACCCCAGACCGTGACCCTGTCCCTGATGACGTACTGGACAATGTTGAGGATAATCTCATTTCTGTGCTGGAGTCCTCTTTGCGATCCGTCCACGTAAGCAGCAAAATTGAGACGGCTGATACCGGACAGAACCGCCGTCTCGTAGCCAGAGGCTGAACCTGACGGACGCTGTCCACGCGTTATCGACGGTGCTGTATTGGCTTCTAACGCCTCATCCAACATGCCCTTGGCTATAAGAATTGACTGTGGCGGATCAGGAACCTGCTGGACAGTTACCTCTACCTGAGGCGGGAGGTTGTTTCGTGCGCCGGGAGCCTGATCGTACTCTGCCTGTACTTCTTCCGTCATGCCCGGTGGGCCTTGGAAGTTGATGACAGGCCACGCTGACTTGTTCACGATATCGAGATAATGGGATGCGAGTTGTGACTCTGCCCGTATCATGTCGAAGTTGCCGTCGAGTATTCCTCGATACAAATCTTCGGGCTTGTTACCTAAAGTGAGCAGCCCTGTCTGAGGCCAGTACATTGTCCATGGGAGTGTCATGTAACCGTGTTTTCGCGGCTTCATAACCCATGCCTGCTCTGCGATATATGCGACCTGCGACTGCGTCCATATCTCTATGAACTGCACGTTGCCGTCGTTAGGGCCTTCCCATCCGGGGAAGTGAGCATGTATCCATGTTGCCTCGACATCCCAGAAGTGCATTACCCATCTCGGGTTGAACTGGTTGTTGGTATCCCAGATGCACTGCTGCGGGTTTACGGCTTTCGCAACGACAGGCCATGATATCGCCCGTTTCTGCATCACGGCATCGAGGTCTTCCTTGTACCTGTTCACGTCACCGGAATCGTCCGGTGGCTCAGGAAATTCCGCCCACCTGTTTCCAGCAAACTCTGTCTTTTCCCAAGCAACTCCGTAAGAAGCCATGTGGAAATTGATAGTCCTGCGGGTAGGGGTGTCCTGTTCGAGCCTGTGATTTGCTCCCCTGAGGAACTTTTCTATCCGTTCTGCCCGTGCCTGACCTCTTGGGCCGGGTGGCGGAACAGTGATGTCGATAAACGGCGGGGTTATATGGTCGGTGAGTGTCTTTACCGTGGAGTGTGCTGTTCCCAGCCGAATCTGTGTCCCGTCTTCCGTGACCGGGAAGTCGAATTCACCCTTTACGAACTCGTCGGATGTCTGGCATTTCCTCCAGAACTTGGAGAACTTCATGCGTCCCCGGCTGAGTTCTGACTCGATCCATGACAGCGAGAGCGTCGGTTCTAACTGTGACGGTGCTTTCTCCAGTGCGATGCTCTCGTCAGACACCGTCTGCTTCATAGAGTTGACAGTAGTTCCGTTCAAATA